GTGCTTGTTTCAGCCCTGGTCTCTCGACGGTCGTCCTACATCGTATCCGTGACCAGCGAGCGCTCCAAATGGATCGACAAGCTTCGGAGCAACATCGCGGAGTTACTCGGTGCGCTCGGCCAAATAAACATAAAGCACGCGACCTCCAAGGATTACCGGAATTCCGGGGCACATTTTGAGGACATAAGGAAGATCGATACGCTAATCGCGACGATTACCCTACAGCTGAATCCCCGTGGGGCGATCGACAAAAACATGATTAGACTCCTTGAGCGCATGCCGCGCGAGGCGGACACGTCAAATTCGAGCATTCAATTCAGGACGATCGAGCGAGCTCTGATTCTCCACTCGCAATTCCTTCTCAAGGAGGAATGGGAGAAGGTGAAATATGAATCCCGGCTTGCCATCACTCGCCCGCTCGCCTGGTGGGGCCGATGTCGCCGTGCATGTGAATACCGACATTTCTGCGGAACGTCGGATTCGTTTCTTGATCAACTTTAGAGTCGCACCAGCGGCACGAATTGCCGAGCCCTCAAGTCGAGAGCTGCTTGGATGCCTCGCAGGTCCAAACTAGGCACAAGCTGTCGGCAACCGGCGCCGCGATGATCTCGAACAGGTCTCCGACGATCTCAACCGTGTCGCCGCTCGCCGGCTCGGTGACCTCCGAGCGGCGCACGTCAATCAGCATGGTTGGGAGAATCGCCCGGCTGTCGCCGAAGGAGCCGACCTGGTCCGGCCGCCTCGTCACGACGCGGACGGCGATGCCTGCGCCCGCACCGCCCGCGCGCCAGATGGCGTCGCGGGCCATGTTCGGGTCGGCGAACAGCGCGTCGGTTGCGGCAGCGAACGCGTCCATCGTTTAGTTGCTGGTGAGAATCTTGACCGCAAGCCGCGGCCGCTTGTTCACCGGCAGCGGCGAGGCTTCGGTCTTCACGTCGATGGCGCTGCCGTCCTGGCGGGCAATCTGCCGGGCATAGATCGGCAGGCCCATGGTGTTGACGGTCTCGATCAGGTTCGCAGGCGCCCCATAGGTCACGAAGGTATCCATCGTACCGAGCGGGAACGCGATACCCTCGTTCGCTGGAATCAGGGTCTCGGTCGCCCCGGTCGAGAGCGTGACGGTGGCGTTGTATTCCTCGAACACGATGCCGGCGAACGGGAAACGCCGGCGGGTGTCCTCGCGCAATGGCTGCGCGCCGGTCGAGGAGAAGTACTTGTAGGCCTCTTCCACCTTGGAATGACCGATCAGCTTGTCGAAGAAGCCGGGGCTTACCAGCGCCAGCACTCCGTTCATGGTCTCGCCCTTGAGCTCGGTCTCGATGTCGCGCAGCACCTCACGGCACTTGGCCTGCACATTGGTGCCGGCAGTCCCGAGCACCAGGTCGACCGACTGCTGGGCAAGCCCGAACTCGTCGAAGTAGTCGTAGAGTTCGGTGCCGGCGCCGTCCTTCACCACGCCGCGGAGCGCATTGACTTCCATGTATTCCCGCGTCTGCGCGTGCTTGCCTCGCATCCGCGTGAGCTTGCGCTCCATCACGGTGGCGAGCGGGTCGGCGGCGTCCGCCACACCGAAGCCGCGCACCCCCTGGATATCCTGCGGCGTGATCACGTCGTCGTGGGGAATCCACGGCACCGTGAAGGAGCGCATCGAGCGGGTGTCGCGGTTGGCGACGGTGGCCGGCCCGCCGAGCGGCACGGTGGGCAGCAGATTCAGCACGCCTTCGGCCTGCTCGATGATGACGCTCCTCTGGGTGATGCCCTCGAAGCGGAACAGGCCGAGCTCGCCGAGACGGGTGTAGACATTGGGCAGGATGTTGATGGCTTGGGTCATCTCGGCGAGCGTGTAACCGCCCGCGTCGAAGGGATTGATCATCGGGGCCATGGGGTCTCCTTGAAAATGCTGCGGGCCCCGACGGGGATTTCCGTCGAGGCCCGATGTGAAGTTCAGGTTCGTGTGAAGCGGATCAGGCGGTGTCGCGCGGCACGATACCGGCGGCAGAAAGCTGGGCGTCCTTCGCTGCCTTTTTCGTGTTGTCGTCGACCGAGGCGTCGAACACGAGCGCCGCCTTGGACACGATTGCAGGCCCTCGCGCGACGATCAGCCCCGTCTTGTCGGCGGCCGTTGCGTCGACCGCCTCGAGCAGAACCGCTACCGCCGTCTCGGCGCCTTCATCGCCGGTCACTTCGGCGTTGGGCGAAAGCCGGTACTTGCCCGAGGCCGTGATCTTGCCAAGCACCGAACCAAGCGCGTAGTTCGTGCCGGATTTCAGCGTCACGGTCTCGCGGCTGTAGTTGCCGTTGAGCTCATACTTGAGCAGGTCGCCGAGCGTCGGCGCCATCGTCAGAGTCGTCATGTTCTGTGTGCTCCTTATTTATCAGGCGCGTGCCTCCGCGGCGCGCTGCTTGGCGCGTCGCACAATCGGGCTGTCGCCGGCAGTGGGCGTGGACGGGGCTGCGGCGATCACGCTCGACGCCTCGGTCCGCGCCGCAAGCGCATCGAGGACGGAACGGCGCAGCGCGTCGGACGAGATGCCCTTGCGCATGGCATCCGCTGTGTCGACCGTGACGCCAAGCCGGGCCGCTTGGGCGGCGATAGCGGCGATTTCGCCGAACTCCGCCCGCAGCTTGTCGGCCAGTCCGGCGTCGGACGCCGGCTGCGGAGGGGTTGGCCTGGGATCGGGTGCCGCATCGGCCGGCGCCGGCTGAGCCTCCATCGGCTGCTGCGGTTCGCTCGGTTGATCGCGAATCTGTTCGGTTTCATTCGTTGCCATGGAGGGGCTCCTCTTGGGTGTTGGGTTGATGGGCATGCGCGCCGTGGATGCGGCGTGATCGAGTTCGGCGGCCATCTCGGCAATGGCGAGGTCGAGCGTGCCGAGCCGGTCGGCGAGGCCGGCGCGGATCGCGAGCTCGCCGCGATAGATTGCGGCGTTTGTCCCGCGGACGGCTTCGCCTATCAGTCCGCGATTGGCGGCAACCAGCGCACAAAACTCAGCGTAGAGCCGGTCGACGTCAGCCTGGATGGTTGCGCGGGCGCGCTCGGAGAGCGGCTCGTGGGCATTGGCGTCGACCTTGCGGTCGCCAGCGAATACGAAGGTCCAGGCCAATCCCGCCTTCGCATCGGCCCCGCTCTCGTCGATATGAACCGCAACTACGCCGATCGAGCCTACCTCGCCGGTGCGCGTCACATAGAGCCGATCGGCTGTGCTTGCGATGGCATAGGCGGCCGACAGTGCACTCTCGTTTGCTACCGCCCATAGCGGCTTTGTGCTCGTGTTCTTGGCTGCCTGGATTTGTTCGACCAGGTCGAACAGGCCGCCGACCTCGCCGCCCGCCGAGTCAACATCGAGAATGACGCCACGCACGCTCGCGTCATCCATCGCAGCGGCAATCGCATCGCTGATCTCTCCGTATGACTGAAGCCCGCTTGCAGCGTCGAGATATCCCGAGCGGCTCACCAGCGTGCCGATGACCGACACGACGGCGATCTTTTCGATCGTGATCGAAATCGGCGGCGCCGGATCAGCTTCCGGATCGATCGGTTCGGCTGCGCTTCCGCGCAAGCGGGGAGCCAATACGCCGAGAATCACTTCGAGCTTTGCGTGCGCGATCATCAGCGGCGTCCCGAATACGCGGGAGGCCACATGCGGCAGATTGAGCATTTTCAGCCCTTTAGTTGGCGCTGGATGTATTGGCCTGGTCGCTCGGCAGCGGCGTCCCAGGCGCTATTGATCCGAAGGTCAGGCCGAGGGATTTCTCGCGCGCCTTATCGGCCGCAATCTCGGTGTCGACCTGTTCGGCGTCGTAGCCGCGTTCCGCGAGCGCTTGCGTACGGCTCTTGAGGCCGGCATCGATCTGCTCGATTTCTGCACGGGCATCTTTGAGCGGATCGACCCAGTCCCACTTCGGCGGCAGCCAACCGCAGGCCAGGTACTCGCGCCGGCGCTGGTCGTAGCCGGGCAGATCGAGCGCGCCTGCGAGCACCGCGGTGTCCATCCAGCGCGCCCAGACCTGACGGCAAAGCTGCCAGACGATCACCGCGTGCTGGTATGCTTCGATGCGGCGGCGGAATTCGAGCAGCGCCAGGCGCGAGTTGGAATAGTTCGCTTTGAGCATGTCGTTCGACAGGTATGCATAGGGCACACCAAGCGCCGCCGAGACCTGCAACAGCGTGCGATACTGGAACGGCTCGTAGGTCTGGCCCGAATCCGCTGGCGTCGAGGTCTGCACCTCCTCGCCCGGCTCCAGCATGGTGATCTGGCCGGGCTGCAGG